ATGGCATCTTATAGTATTGAAAAGCGAACTCTAGCGAGCGGTGAATCTCGCTACAAAGCCACTGTTACCGTGAAACACCGGAGCAAAATTGCTCAACATTTCTCCAAAACTCATAAGAAGAAAACGCTCGCTACTGCCTGGGCAAAAAATGAAGTACGAAAGATAGAAGAAGGTGAAACTCAAGACCGTTCTGTACCCATTGGCCAGCTGCTAGACATGTTCATTGAAAACAAAAACCTCTGGGACAATACTGGCCGATCTAAACAAACCGTATTAAAAATGCTCCGTGATTGTGACATAGCAAAAATCTATTCCGATGAGCTAACCACTAAAGACTTGATTGAGCACTGCCAGAATAGATGCGGTACGGGAACCAAACCCTCTACTGTCTATTCCGACATCTATTATTTACGTTCGGTATTCAAACGAGCTAAGCCTGTATTCAACGTTGCCGCGAACGTGAACACATTCTTAGAAGCAACACCTATCCTGTATGAAATGAAACTCATCGGTAAATCAGAGAAACGAACAAGACGCCCTACTACCGATGAAATAGACCTATTGAAAGAAGCACTAGAAGAGCGCGAGCAACGTAGAGAAAACAAAATCCCCTACTCCATGCTTCTAGACTTCAGCATCCTGAGCTGTATGAGAGTGAGCGAAGTATGTGGTATTCGATGGGAAGACTTAAACGAAGAACTTAGAACAGTGATCGTTCGTGACCGAAAAGACCCACGAAAGAAAAAAGGCAACCACATGGTCGTTCCTCTACTCGGTGAAGCTTTCGATATTGTAATGAAGCAAGAGCGTAATGGTGAATTGATATTCCCATACAACCCACGTTCAGTTGGCCGAGGTTTTGTGGAAGTTTGTCAAAAGGTTGGGATTGATAACCTACGCTATCATGACTTACGCCGTGAAGGTGCAAGCCGCTTGTTCGAGAAAGGCTTTACCATTGAGGAAGTTGCTCAAGTCACTGGGCATAGGAACCTAAATACCTTGTGGCAGGTTTATACCCAGCTATTCCCGCATAAATTACACGAACGTAAGATATGAAAAAAGCCGCTAAAAAGCTGCTTTGTCCAATTACTTAAGAGTGAATTGAAACAGTTTTCAAATTGGTATACCGCTCAAATAATTCTGTCAATAATTTAAACTGTTGTTTAGCCTGTTCTGGTGTTAAATCACCAGACTCCCAATCATTCATTACTTTTCGTTGTCTAGATGACAGCATCAACTTGACTCTATCAGCTTTAATAGTTACTTCACGGAGCTTTCTAGTGTAGACCCTATTTGTTCGGTTCAAAAGCAATTTACCGATCATATATCTTGCTGGTCCGTTTGGGTCTACGCACTGTAAACGTCCATCATTATCAACTTTTAGATAACTAGTAACATCAACTTCAAATCGGTCAATATATCCTTTCTTAGATAGAAAGGTGGCTCCATCCTGAGTTTGTAAACAACCTTGCCAATCATCCGACTTTAAGACATTGCACTTTTGACAAGATAAGTGAAGATTAAAGGGGTGAATTTTCAGTATTCCATCGAACTTTGTTCCAAAAACATTCTGTGGCCTAAAATGATCCAGAGAAAACTTTTCACCACCACACTCATCCAAGTGAACATCACAATACACACACCTATACTGGCAGTCCTTAGCTATATTGTCATAATTCTTCTGGCAATTATAAGTACGGTAAAATTCACCTTCAGTCTTATAGTAACCTTGAATACTTTGCCGTTTTAACGATGGAAAATACAAGCTACTCATCATCTTTTGTTAACTCCGCATAGATTGCGTTAAGTTCATCAGAGGCAGCATTTAGCTCCGCAAGAGAGCTTTCACTTATAAGCCTTTCATCCACGAGTTTTTTACTACGACCTAGATTTAATATGTCAAACTCTTCTAACTCACTATCATTCAACGTAGAAAAAAGTGACTTTTCAAATAGTTCGTCAAACCGTTTTGCTTGTTCGGATTTAATATCTTTATATATATGAATCTGACGAAGAAAACGTTGTTTGAGATTATCTTCGTCTTCTTCAGACTCCCAATCATTTTTATCTATTACAAACTCAATATTTCCAAGATACTGATCAATTTCATCTGCAGTACTGGTAAGAATATAGATCGGGATTTTGGAATCAATTTTTCGAACTTCTTCAATGAGTTCAATTCCACTATAAGTTGCATTACCTGTGTGTTTAAGGTTCTCGTCTACAAAATAAGAAACTTTACCGGTAATTCCGTCTAAAACCGTCATCATCTCCCGTAAAGTGGTTTCTACATCTAAGCAAACAATGTCAAACTCATCCTCAAACATAAACTCCATCGATAGCTTATATGTATCTCGAATATCTTTGTCATCGTCTATAAATACAATAGTGTTCATTTTGTATCCTGTAATACTTCAATATAAAAACCTGCTCCACCTAAGTCTGAGTATTGCTTAGCTGAGACAGTTCCTGAGGACATATGCTCCTCGACTTGGCCTTTTATAATGGACAACCCCATACCTGTACCAATCGAGTTACCTTTATTATCAACCTTCCGACTATGCATTGGTAAGAAAATCGTATCTTCTTGGCCTGACTCTAATCCACAACCGGAGTCTAAAAAGCTAAGTTTAAGACGATTACCGCCAAGCCTTTCAAAAATCACTTTGATTTGTCTATCTTTCCTCGGCGTATCTTCTAGCGCCCAAGTTGAATTGGTGATTAAGTTAATAGCGATGCTTTCCCAATCAATTTCGAACGAGCGAACATTAAAATCTTCTTCTTGAATTTTTATGAATTCAAAGCTCCACTCAACTCCCATTTTTTTAAAGGATGCGGACATCATTCCAAAAATACATCTAAACACATCAGGTACGGACACTTTTTTCCGTTTTCTTTTATCTGGTTTAATATTATTGATGGCTAATTGTGAAAATGTGTCAACATATTGAGCGCCTGTTACCATACGAGACGTTAGAGCAACCAATTGATCATAATCAACTGTATCTCCATTACGTTCAGCTTTTCTTACTACTTTGGTCAACAGCTTCGCATTTGTTAAGGCTAGAGCTGAATGCGTACGAATTTCATGCCCAAAGCTAACAGTCAGGACCCCTAAAGAAGCGAGGTTTGAAAGGGTGTCTTTCTGCTCTTCAAGCTTCTTTCGCTCTTTTTCCATATATTGAGAATAGTCGTCCAAAGCTTTTTGATGCGCCTGCTTCGCACGTTCTAGATCTCTAAGTTTTTGATTAACCAACTGTGCTGGAGGTGTTTTCTTTTTATTCTTTTTAACTTTTTTAGTAAAAGCTTTAACTTCACCAATAGCTCTGTCGAGATCTGAATCTCTTTCCTTAACCGCTTTTTCTAGCTCTTGTGCTAAATCTATCCCATCATCATCTTGCGCAGCTTTAGTAGCTATAGTTTCAAATGCAGAAATGACTTTAAGCACAAACGTGCGTAGTTGCAGGTAAGCTTCATTCTCAACAATCCCTTCACGGTTTGCTTGGTCGTTCAAAATAGCATTAGTTGTTTTTGATATACTAACTGCACCAATGATTTGACTCGGTCCAACTCGCCAACCACCCTGCCTTATACCTCCAGGGCTTTGCGACTTACGAAAACCTATATCTAGCCAATCACCTTTACCCGTAGGCTCGCCATATGGTCTGACTCTAAAGTCATCTCTGTAAATACGAACCCCCCGGTTCAAAGCCATAAACTTCTCCCAGTTTCGAGTCGTCATATCGACTTTTGAGAGAAACTCTTTTTTCTTCACCATATAATGGAATTCGAACTCTAGAGGTCCAAATAATGGTTTATCCCCTTGTTTTGAGATCCAATCTTTCCATGGTGTTGGTAACTGCTTAACTTCTTCACCAGTAACGTTATTTTTAAAGTTGAGTAAAACTCTATGACTAGTATCTACCTCAGCTCTGACCTCCCAACTAGCAGCTTTTAAGAGCTCTTGAGTATCAACGACTTCTGAATAAGACTTAGTATTATTCACTGCTCGGTGGAGTGTTATAGAAAAGTCATTCGCTTTTCTATAAGGAGAGATTAATAATCTAAGCTCTTGTTTCAAGTCCTCAATAAAACTAGGAGTCCAACGGTCTTTCAAGCCAATCAGAACCATATATGTCCCAGAGTCATCTCTAGACGTGAAAATATCTCCATATTTACCTATTAAAGGTAGATCCTGCTCATAAATATCATGTTGAATCTCTGAAATAGAAGCGTTAGTACCTTCATATTTACGCCAATCAACGACCAGCTGGGTAACTGTGTTACTGCCTTTCTTCTTTGTGTAAAGAATAACTTTCTTGCTTAATCTATCTAGACCTAAGCGACCTAGACCTTTTGCTCCAGTAAGAATACGTTTTTTGGTTACAGACAACTCAAGACCATTTTTGAAATCTGTTCCTATTTTCAGCCAGTGGTCGTAGATAGTTTCTGCATCCATACCGTTACCATCATCTCTGAGTACAAGCGTAGAAAGCGCAGGGTTATCCCTTAAATGAAACTCCACATGAACATCTTCCGCATCAGCATCATACCCATTTTTGATTAATTCAGAGACAGCAACAGTTGAGCTTGAAATGCTTTCTCGACCAAGTTGCATCGGTACACGAGCCGACATATCAAACGGTTTTTTACCTAAGTGTCTACGAGCCATTACTCTTCCTCTACAAATGGGATATCTTTTATAACACCGACGGTTAAGTGTCGTAATCGAATGCGTTCATTTAAAAAATTATTAGTTTTTTTAGTTTGTAATACCTGCATAAGTTTCTTACAAGTTTTCAACTTCCCATCCTTAGGTTTAACAACAATCATATGATTCTCTATTGCTACCGGTTCACGAAGATTTATTAATGTCGCTGATGCACGATTTCTATCCGATGGGCTAGATGTTCTTTTGATTACTACAAATGGAGGGGTTAGAACTTTGCCCGTAAAACGCCTCATCTCAACGGCTTCACGAATAACCCCCCATTGAGGGCATATTTTAGGGTAAAAGTATGGATACTCAGGCCCATCTTCTGGGTCACGATAGGCAACTAATGGGCCTGTCCGAACGTCAAAATAATCAGAAATGCATACGGAGTTCTGCTCAGCGTTATGCCATTTAATGAGATTGACTGCTGTCTTAATTTTTCCTGAAAGCAAGAAGACATCCACGTCTGTTTTACGGTTAAAACGCCCCCAAACTTCTACTGTTGCGCTCATTGATTGAGAAGTAAATGACCTAAACTCATCATACCTACTACCCGAGCGAAGAACATCTGGCAAAATCGCACTAATACTGCAGTCTTCTGGTAAAAGTCTAAGGTAATGATCAAATACAATACCAGCGGCATTGACCTTTCCCTCTTTCCAATAGTTTTCTTTAGGCGATGGCCAAATAGTAAAAGGAGGATTCATCAGCACATGACTTATTTTTTCAAGCTCTAGCTTCTCTACACTCAAAGCATCTTTAACGAGAATATTTGGGAGTAGCTCAAATGCCTCATCTAAGTCACAGTCTTGCTCAACACCACGATTCATAGCTTCGACGACAATTCTAAGTTTGGTCGCTTCAATAAAGTGGGCGTGAAGATCAAAGCCCCAAAGGACTTTTCCCCAGGCTAACAAAGTTGTTGATAGTGTAGATTCAACACCAAGGGCCCTTGATGCTTCGATTAATAGATTGCCAGCACCACATGTTGGATCCAAGACAACAGAACGAGAAGTGATAACTGGTAGTAAAGCTACAGCTTTTGTAGCCAATTTTTGACCTGTAAAAAAGCTACCCGCCTCACGCATTTCTTCAATCGTCAGTAACTCTCTCAATACCAAATCAATATTATCTAAATCCACTAATCTGCGGAACTGTTCTTTATCAGGAGAGAGGAGTAACTTACGCATCGCTGCGTTATGTGAAGTAAGGGCGTTCATTATAGTATTCTGCAGAAAATTTTAGCTATTGTATCATTAAAACTTAATTCTAAGGAAAATACGTAGCGTCATAACCCTTTGTTTTAATTGAATTTATAAACAAGTTTAATTACCCCACTTCTGCAGGCTACATTACATACAAAAAAGGCACCCCGTAGGATGCCTTCGCTTTTCTAAATCACCGCCTTCATGACGGTAGTAACAACTTTCCCAATTACCGCGAACTCGTTGAGTTTCTCCTCATTCACGATAAACGAATCATATTCTTCTTTGTTGTCTGAGATGACGTTATAGCCCTCGGCCATAATATCGTATTTCAGGCGTTTTATATAAACGTGCTTACCAATGCGAACAACATAGACACCATGCTTTACGGGGTGGTCGAGTTCTCGCGTATCGACTAATACTTCATCGCCGTCACTCAAAGTGTCTTCCATTGAGTCGCCGTGGCAAATGATGATACGTGCATCTTCTTCTGTCAGGCCGAAACGTTTTAACCATAAGCAAGGTAGGAATTCGGTTCTAAGTTGATACTCGGTATCGTTTTGAGTACCAAACCCACAAGAGGCGTAAACGTTGTAAACAGGTACAGCACACATATCACCCATTTCAGAAGTAGCTTTTACTAACTTAACATTTGATATTTCAGTGACGTTAGTAGCGCTTGACGTAGAATTCTTCTGTTCATCACGTATTGACTCTGTGATCTCAGCAAGTGCTTCCAACGTCTTAGTAAGCTCTTCCTGGGTCTCATCATACGAAACTCCTGGATTCTCTCTTTCAAAAAGTTGCCTAATAACCTCTTCATGAAAGTTTGAAATATGGTATTCAAAAGCTCTCCCCTGCCCTGATGCTTTTCGACTCAACCATTTGTTTCTCCTGGCTTTTTGTGCAACACCGGTAAGGCTATTTGGCATACCTGCTAACCCAAGTAATTCGTTACTAGTAAACCACTCACGCATAAAACACCCAATAAAACATAATCAAACACCTTGAAAGCTGTTTTATTATGATCATATAATGACCTCAAACAACCTTAAATGAACACTGATTATCTTTTATAGCGAAACGGCAACAAAGATAATCATAGATTAACTAAGAACTATAGCATGTCATTGCTGTAGTGAAAATGAGGCTAACCCTATGAATACTCAATATGCGTTACATGCTGTATTTGGTTCCCCAGTAGTAAAACTTTCTGAGATCTCTGAACAATACTTTGGAATGAAATACGCGACAGCCAAAGGCAAAGTAAGTGCTAATGAATTCCCTATCCCTACCTTTCGACTTCATGAAGAAACAGAAACGAACAAAGGCACTAAAGCTCCACTGTTTGTTTCTATTGATGATTTGGCTTTCTACATTGACCGTAAGCAAGCTGAAGCTAAGCGCGAGTGGGAGTCAATCTATGGCAAATTCGGTCACCACTAAGCCAGCTTAAAGCTAACCACTTTTCTTATGTTTCATAGTGAGTATCAGACATGGAAGTGAACCAGACAATGTGCGTCTTTTTAGCGGATGTACATGAACAGTACAACGAAGCATGCAGCTTGTTTCGAGCACGACACCGTAACGAGCTAACAGACATAGCCAAAGCTTGTGGCCTTAGGTCAAACATGTTGCGTAACAAGCTGAATATCGAGCAACCGCACGTGCTTTCTTTACCTGAAATGATGGCAATTTCTAAAGCTACGGATGACTACGTAATTTTAGAAGTTGTACTTCGCCAGTTAGGGCTAGTGACCGCTCATATTCCTGAAGGTGAAAGAGAAACGTTTATCAAACGTGCTCTAAACAACTCAGTGATTGCAGGAGAGATCTCTCAACTTGCTTTAGACACGGCAGGCCAAAGAACCCTGCCTCGATCAACTCGAAATTCAATTATCAAAACGGCACAAGCTGGCATTAGCAACTTGGTGCTGCTCATTAACGACCTAGAAGACCGCACAAGTAGTGCACACCCTTTCTTATGTATGGGTGTGGACTTACTAGCCAACGGTGCGCCTTTACCCGGTCTTACTTAATTACGGGGTGTAATTATGAAAAAACAATTTATCGCGATTCAAATTAACTCATTGGAAGAAGCACTCAACATCGAAAATGTTGCTGCACTCACTATCACCAAATATCAAGAGAACGAAGTGGAAGGCCAAGAGCAACTGCAGAATAACTTGATCGCAATGTGGCGTGGCATTCATAAGCAAGCGGGTGACGCTCTCGACCAGTTCAAGGTTTGTCAGGAGGAATCACAATGAAAACTCTACTCAAAACCATCACTTCAGGTGAAGACAAAATTTATGTCTACGAGGCTGGATATGTAGAAGACGTGAAAGCTGCTGAAGCTTATCTAGCAGGCCCTGACGGATGGGGAGCTTCTATGTACTTCCCTTTGTATAAGGTCGAAGACTTCGCTCAAAACCAAACTCAAATTGCCAAGTTCCTTGAGCTCGCTAAAGAGAAGCTCGGGATAGAGGCAGAAACATGCAATACGTACCTCACCCACAACTAATTTTTTAGGAGCAATGACGTCATGAGTAATCTCGAAAATCACCTATTTGAACAATCATTTGAACTCATTGCACAGCGCTTTAGTTCAAGTAGCACAACGCAACAGCATGAATTGCTATGCCAGTTAGATGCAATTGCTAAGAAGCACCCCCCCATTGAAACACATCGCTCTCAAGCTGACGTATTAGCCGATATTAGAAATGCAATGGACGGTGAACGTGCTCGTTTGTTTTTCGGGCATTCATTTCCTAGTTGGTATCGCAACGGTTCGATCGAACAAGTTTCACAGCTTCACCACTGGACGAGCTTAGATATGAGTAACCGCCACCTGTTTCTTGAAATGCTTGGTCTACGTGACCTAAGCCACTTTGATGATGAAGCGTTATATCAATTCGAACAGTTTTGTTTGTCAGCTGTGGGGGCAAACTGATGCTGAGTTATATAGCGGTAACCTTGAACAGCGGTGGTGGTGTGGTTCGCCACTCTGAAACCAATGAAGTAATGAACCTTCACTTAGGCGAGTTTGATTCGCCAAAACTTGCTATTGAGTCAGCATGCGAGGCGTTGAACTGCGAACACGTTATGAATGGCGTGATCATAAAAGGCAATCACACTGGCGGTCACATGATTATGGACACACAGGAGTTTAGCGAATTATGAGTTTTTACAAGCAAGCGCAAAAACAAGCAGTAGCGATAAAAATTGGTGATCGCTTCTTCTGTGGTTTTGGGAAGAAGCAACGAGTTCAAACGGCTTGGAGTCTTGCAGGGGCAAACCTGTATTTAAGTGTTTATGACGACAAAGTAAAAGAGATTCTGGCTACGTTAGAAGAAAAGAAGAAGAAACCAGAAGTGATATTTGTTGAGGTGGCAGCATGAGTGACGTGACTTTTAGACCTGCAAAATCGACGGCTGACTTGCCTATCACATCTCCAATACACAAGCCCTGCCCTGATATGGCGGGAATGGAGAACCCAGATCCAAAGAAACGAGAGCGAGCGCGCTTTTTAGTGTCGAAGTTGCGCGAAAAACACGGCATTAAAAAGCGTGTTAAGGGTAACTCTCAGCCAATGAATTATGTGTGTAGTGAAAACGGGTGCGCTGAACCTTGGGGCTCGGTAAGTAATGCGAACCCAGGGGATGTGAAGCAATAAATGAGAAGTTATATAGCAGTCCAAGCTATTCGCAATTGCGCTAAGTGCCAAAGTAGCCAAGTGTTTTGTGAACAAAGTTTAGATGACACCCCAAAACATTATGTTGCCTGTGATCAGTGTGGGCATGAGGGCAATACTGCGCAAAATTACAACCAAGCTGTAACTGAATGGAATTACCCGTCCGATAAAAAAAGCATTCTAAGTTACAAGGAATACTAAGTGTACCCATTATTTGCTCGTGAATTTTTACCTCGATTACCTCGCATTGTTCAAGATGATGTGAGGTTTCAGGTTTCCCGCCGTAAACGTCGTACTAACGCGACTCAACAGAACATCGACCGATTCACTAATGACTCAGTGAAACACGCACTCAAGTACTCTCCATTTATTGAAGATAAATACACTTTTGTGGATGAACGAAGCAATGCACCAGAAAGGCAGCGTTTGCATAGTAGTGCGCGCAGTTCAATAGAGCTAAACCATCGTGTTTTAATGTGTGATGAAGCATTAGAGCATTTAGCTACAAACCTGACTGAAATGTTCACACGCTTGATCCAAATGACTGAGATTGAAGAAGGTGAGTCGAGTTATGTCGATGCTCTTGAAAAAGTGTTTTATGGCATTCGTGAAGATATGAAGCGTTTTTATATCAAAGCTCCACAAATTAAAAAGAAACATGAAACCATTGAGGACGCAGAGCGTGAATTAGAACGTGCTATTCGTCGTTGTCTGGATGTGAGCTATCTAGTCCGCAAGTTTAAGTTTTTACGTACCCAATATATCGAGTATTCACAAATTGCTTTGAGTCGCGTTGGCGGTAATAAAGGTCAACGTAAGTATGTATCCAGTCGTTCTTATGCCCGTTGGGAAAAGAAGCAAATCGAAGCAGAGCAATTTGTAAATTCCATGTCTGTGTTGAACGATGACACAGGTCAAGCGTTTGATTTATCGGAAGTGGTTAAACGAACTACGGCAAACCCAGAAAACCGCCGCATTGAATTGGTGGTTCGTAGCCGTGGAGATGAAGAGCGTGCTATTGAACTGGGATATGAAGGCGTTTTTGTCAACTGGACATTGCCAAGTAAATACCATCGTAATTCATCTAAATGGAACGGCTGCACACCCAAAGAGGCACATGAAGTAATGATGGCTAAATGGCGATGTGCACGAGCTTGGTTTAAAAAACCAAAGATTGATATTCAATGGTTTGGGCTTCGTGTCGCTGAACCTCACAAAGACGGTACGCCTCATGCTCATATGTTTTTGTATGTGCACCCAAGGCAAAAGCAAGACCTGATAGACATCATTGAGGGTATTGCTATTGATGAAGATAAAAGCGAACTCATCATCAACGGTAAGCTTGATAAAACTCCTCGTATAACGATTAAAGATTGTGACCCGTCACAAGGTACGGCTACGGGTTATATCATCAAGTACATTTCCAAGAACATTAACGGTGCACATATGCCAGAAGGTGATGCGAAACAAACAGCACTTTCTGCGACAGCATGGGCGCGCATACACAGAATTAAGCAATTCTCTCAATCTGGCTCCCCTTCTGTCGGGCTCTGGCGACAATTACGCAGAGCTAATCCAACGGAAACTGCTTTCGATGAAGAGTTAGAACAACTTCGAGATCATGCTGATAACTCCCGCTGGAAAGGTTTTTGTGAATTGGGCTTCAAAGCCAAGCTGGCTTATGAAGATAAATTCAACCAGTACGGTGATACGGTAAAGCGCGTCATTGGAATCAATTGGCTTGGTAAGGTCATCGCAACATGTAGCGAGCAATTTAGTTTGGTGAAAACTAAAGACGTAAAGCGTCGTGCTCTTGATCTTAAAAAGGGCGGCGCCCTTCCTTGGAGCACTGAAAATAAGTGTAACCAGAAAGACAAAATACCGATTTCGCCACTTGAGCAAGCATTGATGGACGTGACCGGATGGAGCGTTAAAGGGGTTCAATGCTTGCTGCGGCCATTGTCGCTTGGTGCTACTGTACCAATAGACAAACACATGTCCTTAAAACTTAGAAACGGACGGTTAGCCACAATATAAAAAGAGGCATATATGAGTTATTGGTTTGGTATTGGCTCATCAAAAGTGGAACTTGTGGGAAGCTTTGAAACATTAGAACAAGCGCAACGTGCCTATGAATTAGAACCCGAAGCAACGGTAGGCATATTTAATGCCTCCACTGAAAGTTACGCGTTAATTATGCTAGAGAAAATCAAACCCAAACCGATAGTTAGCTCCCTGCCTTTGAGAAGGCGCCAAGCATACCTACTCGGCAAAAGAGGCGGGAAAAACCCCTATGCACTTGGTAGCCAAGAGTTTAACGACTTCGAAAGAGCTAGAGATAAATAGCGTTCAATCACTTAGGGGTGGGCATTGAACGTATTAATTAAAAAGGGAGATTACATTAATGCTAATGCCATGCCCAACATGCGGATGCAAAACCCGAATTGTTACTTCACAAGAAATGTCAAACGAGACACGGAAAGCCTACTGGCAATGCCTCAATTTTAACTGTGGTGTTCGCTTTCATACTCTTACTTCTGTAGAGGGGATTATAGACTCTGTTGGAGTGCCGCCAGATCCAAAGCTACAACCAGAGCTGTGCAAAGGTGATGTGAACCAGATGGATATTTTTACATAACGCTATATAACCATCCGTATAAATTATCATTAATAGTACTCTTTACTCGTAAACTCACTAAGCGATTGATAAGATTGTATAATGTGTTTTTAGGGTTGTAATCTAAATGAGTTGTAAACAAAAGTGGTCACTTAGTGGCTTTCTAGACGAGATGAAACGAGTACATGAAACTATGCCGGATAGGCGGTTTGTATTTGTCCTCGGTGCGGGAGCCTCTATCGAATCTAAAGTTAAAGGCGCTGCTAGTTTAGCTGATGATTGGATGCGTATAATGTTCAACCGAGAATTGACTAAACCAAATATCAATTATGAGGACTGGTTAACTAGTGACCCTCTTAATTTTGGGGATAAATGGAACCATTTGAACCTAGCTGCATTCTACCCAGGTATCTTTGAAAAATGTTTTGAAGGTGATCATGAGGCTGGATACGCAGAATTAGAAAAGGCTATAGATAATCGTAGCCCTAGTTTTGGATATGCAGTGCTAGCTTGGGTTCTTGCGCAAGAACGACATAATATGGTGATAACTACTAATTTCGATAATTTAGTAGCTGATTCTCTTTATATATATGGAAGTAAAACACCTCATGTTATCGGTCATGAGTCTCTTGCTGGTTATTTAAAGCCAATGGCCCGCCGCCCAATGATTGCAAAAATACACCGAGATTTATTCACCGACCCTATTAACGACGCTAACGGCGTCGGAGTTCTCCATTCACAGTGGAGTGAAGCTTTACAAAATATTTTCCGGTTTTATACCCCCGTTTTTATCGGCTATGGCGGTAATGACGGTAGTCTGATGAATTTTCTAAGCCAGTTGGACCCACAAGATATTAATGGCCGTCCTTTTTGGTGTTATTACGAAAATGGTGAAGAACCTAATGGGGATATTTTAAAGTTAATGGATAAACATCAAGGTGTTTTAGTTCCTACACCAGGCTTCGACCAGCTCATGTTAGAGATAGGTTCTGTTTGGGGGTATAACAGACGTAAGCAAAAAAATTCTGTTGAAGAACATACAAGACAAATGCTTGAGACTTTGGATGAAAAAGCCAAAGCTATTTATAAAGAAAGTCCCGAAGAAGTGAAAAGCATGCTAAGAGATAACAATCCTAGTGAAGTTCGAGACTGGTTAGATTGGGAATTCGAGGCTTCTGAGTTCAAGTCAAACCTAGACAAAATAGCAGTGTATGAAAAAGCACTAAAGCATTTACCTAATTCACCGGAGCTTCACACAAATTTAGCTAATGTCTATTTTGATATGGGGAATTTGGAAACCGCTGAAAAAAATTACATAAAAGCAGCGGAACTACATCCAGATAGCATTATCACTAAAGGGAATTTAGCACACATTAAGGTATCTAGAGGCCAAATCGCTGAGGCCAAAATACTTTTTGAAGAAATTATGGAAGAAGAACCATCAGACCCTGTTGGATTCTCAGGTTATGCGTCAGCCCTAACTGAAGAAGGTGATTTGGTTAATGCGGAAGCATATCTTCGTCTGGCTTTAGAATATAGTGAAGGTTTGGGCATCGGTATTTACTATAACAACTATGCTCACTTCCTAAATCTATGCCAAAGATACGATGAGGCTGAGGAGATGATTAACCGAGCATTTAATTTTGAAAGTGAAAACTACGAATATCAAGAAACATATGCTGAGTTACTCTTAAATACAGGACGAATCAAGCAAGCGGAAGAAGCGGTTAAAAAAGCTCTAAGCATTAATCCAGATAGTCTCGAAGGTCATCGTTTGAGTAAATGTATTAAAGAAGCGAAGTTGAAATTAGCTTAGTTTAAAGTTCACGCTTCCGAAACGCACAAAAACGATCTCGGACGATCTCTAAATCCCCTATCTAAAACAGCCCTCGATGTAGATACATCGGGGGCTGTGTTCCAATACAACTACCGAAATGAAATGCGGTTCTGAGATCGCATAATTGCAGTGTGGAATTTTGGTGTGGAGGGGTGGGTGAGTCCGAACAGGGCCTGAGCGCCCTACTCCATCACTAATTTTATTCTCGCTGCCTAATTCTGATTTTCTTCTGTAGTTGGTGGCTTTTTGATGTGGGAACGACAGTACGAGCACGCTAGATGGAATGGGCTTAAGCTCAACACCCTATCGACCGCCTTTGATGGTGGTAAGCGCTTGCAAGTCAGCGAAATCCCCTACTCTGACCTACCACACATCAAAGTCATGGGAACAAAAGCCCGAACTTACACGATTGAAGCGGTGTTTGTGGGTTCCAGTTCTCTGGCCGATGCTAATGCCCTCATTGAAAACCTAGAAGCAACACCAACTGGCGAGCTAGAGCATCCTTGGTTGGGTGAGCTGCCGCTTGTCTTTGAAGACGTATCTCAAAGCATCAGTACCAAGAAAGGCTTGGTCACGCTGAGCCTGAAGTTTGCTCGCGCTGGTTCTTCCCCATCAATCACTGCTCCTACTTCAGTTCGTACAAAAACGCAGGCCAACATAGTCGAGAGCTTGTCGAAACGTTCTTTCGTAACAGAAGTAAATGGCTTGGATGTATCGGACATTCACAGGGTTCAGAGTGATGTCACCAGCGCATTGAACGTGTTGGTCGACATCACCAACCGTTTGAACCTCGAAGATGAAAACCTTCAAGACATTAACTACGCCATCAATAAAGCATTTTCGGCAGTGAGTAGCCTCAGTACCAACCCCACTGAGTTCGCCGATCTGTTTTCTACGTCAGTGAATGCGGTGGCCGATGGTGTTCAAGCTGAGCCAAGCTCAAGCAATAAAGCGGTAGACAACTCGCGCAGTGCTCAAGCTTTACTGCTAGGTGAAGTAAAACCGGACACACCAACTCAACACCATAATGTACAAATGGTGACGGGCGCAGTGAAGATGAACAAAGACATCACACACCTAGAGAAAGGCGACCGCTTTGATATTACGCAGTCGGCTAAGCAGCCTGAAACCATCAAGAATGACCTGTCTACTTTGATTGTCGGTATCGATGAGCGCATCAAAGACACCACCCAAGTATCGACGCTTGAAAGCATTGAGTTGTTCGACGCGGCCACGACATTGAAAAGCAATGTGAAGGTTCAGCAAGATAAGGTGGTCAGCGGAACCGCGCCCCATAGAACGGTACAGTCACCACGCTTTCAGTCTGCGCTGGCGATTGCGCACGATGAGTTCACTCAAGAAAAAGTCATCACCAAAATGAATGCACTGCAGCACCCGCTTTTTATTCGTGGTGACATTGCCGTGAGGGATGTGTCATGAACACGCTAACGATGCACATTGATGGCAAGCCGCGCACCTTCTATCAAGCGAATCTCAACTACTCCATAGAACAGCTGGCCCACACGTTCAATTGCTCAATTGAGCCTATAAGTATTGAAAGCCCGTTGTCGGTTGAGTTCTTCCTAAACGGCAAATCGATTCTGATTGGTCAGATTGATGGTGTGGATTCAAACACCGATTCAAGTGCTCACGCTGTTTCCATTTCTGGCCGTTCAAAGAGTGCCAACATGATTGATTCACGCATCACGATGGACGCGCTTTATAACTTAAACGTTGAAGAGCTACTTCGTCATGTCGCCAAGCCATTTGGTTTGAAAGTGAAAAGCCTGGTGAAGAGTATGCCGGTCATCCCTGAGTTTCAGATAAATGCCGAATCGCCTGTAGAGAACGTAGCACAACTCATCCGAGAGCAAGGTTTTATGTTGGTTGAGCGCAGTGGCGTGTTGACCATTGAAAACACCGCGCATGCAACTATCAGCAACATCGGCCTAGAAACGGGCAATAACATCGACAGCCTAAACATCAAGCGCACCTTCAATCAGCAATTTCACACCATTGATGTGCAAGGCCAGTGGGATGACGCAAGCGCACAGATCATCAATCCAAACGTCGACAGCTCACGCACCATGGTGATCACCTGTGACCAATTACAAAACCGTGAAGCTTGCCTGTCTCGTGCTAAATATGAGCGCAACCTTGCCATAGCTCAAAGCCTGACAGCATCAAGCACGATTGCCGACATATTCCCTGAGTTGGCCATTGATGGATTAAACCGAGTGATTCGAGTGGCAGACCAAGAGCAAAGCTTCAGTGAGATGTTGGTGATCAAGTCGCTTGGCCTATCAGTGTCTGAAAGCTCTACGGAAACTTCGGTTGAGTTATTCAGGCCGTTTAAGGAGCAAAGCTATGTCTAGTGCTCTGCAGCAACAACAGCGATTAATGGCCAGAATTAAAAACGTGATTGGCACCGGCATTGTCACAGGTGCAACCACAGGCCGATTACAAATCAAGACCGCGACAGGCCGAACCAACGACAAGATAAAACGGGTGCACAACTACGGTTTTATGAGTCGCCCACTACCAGGGGCGAAAACTTACAACCTGTTTATTGGTGGAACCACATCTCGCGGCATCACCGTGAACGTAGAAGACGAACGCCACCAAATAGAGTTACAGCCAGGTGAAGTCGCGATACTCGATGACAAAGGCAACCTTGTTCACTTCACAGAGCAAGGCATCAAGATAAACGCCTGCGCAAAGTTAGAAGTGATATCGGCACAAGAAACCACAGTGAACGCAACGGCAGTGAACGTTACTGCACCTAAGTCCACGTTTTCTGGTGATGTAGAGATAGGCGGCAACCTAACGGTTATGAAAGATACCCAGGTTACGGGCGCTGTTGGTGGCTCTTCAGGTACGTTCGGCGGTGTCAAAGTTGAAAAGCATGACCACGACTACACAGATGACGGGACAACAAGAACCACCAAGGGGCCAAACAAAGGATGAGTCATTTCAACTTAACCGCCCTGACAGCGCCGCTCAGCTCTACAGAGGGATTAACCCACGCCGTTCTGCAGAGTGTTTATAACTACGCCGAATCCACTCAAAACGATCGCGCCCGTATGGCAAGCAATGAGCGCGGCGGCACTTGGAGCAATGAGTTGGTAAACGTGGTCGGCTCTCGTGATTGGACGCTCAAGCGAGCAAAGCTTACAGACGAAACGCTAAGCCTCGCTAAACGGTTTTGTGAAGAGTCGCTCGCTTGGCTCATTACCGATGGCCACGCCAAAGCGGTTGAGGTTTCAGTATGGCGAGAGAAGCCAAATCAGATGGGTCGTAATGTGATGATCACCTTAGCCGATGGCTCTCAGTTTGATGTTCCACTTTCAAAGGTTAACCAATGAGTACACAACGAAGCCTAGACCGTTTAATTGCTCGCGCAGAAGCCAATCTGGTATCTGAAACAGGGCAAAACAACCCCGCAACCAAAGCGATAGCCGCTGCCATTGCTGGTGTCAGCTATGGGCAATATGGTTATCAAGATTTGCTGTTCAGGCAGCTGCACCCTGAAACCTGCTCTGAAGAGTGGTTATACCTACACGCCAATCGCCATAAAGCCCCTCGACTGCTGCCCACGTTCGCAACGGGCCGAGTCCAGTTCACTGAGTTTGGTGGCACAGTGGTGATCAAAAAAGGCACCCGTTTAACGCATGCTAATCACGAGTACGAAACCACCAAAGAACAATACAGCAACGTCCCCGTTGATGTCATTGCAATTGAATCTGGCGTAGATAGCAATCTAGCCGAAGGCGCAGTGCTTACGTTAAGCGAAGGGCTAAGCGGTATTGACCCAAACAGTGTGCTTTCACTTGGTGTTGGCGGAGGGGCCAATATTGAAGAACTCGAGCACTGGCGAGCGCGTGTCATCGTTGCATTTGAAAAGAACGAGCTGATTGGCAAAGCGGCGGATTATGAAGTGTGGGCCGTATCGGCTCACTCGGATGTGGATTTTGCTTGGGCGCTTGATAACACCCCACAGCGAGGCATGGTGGAAGTGTATATCGGTGCGCGAGAAAACAATCCAACCTTAAGCGCTGAAGTGATCAAGTTAGTGCAAGATACCTTTGAGCGTAACCGACTGGCAGGTTGTCATCCATTTGCTTACCTACCAGAGCAAGCGCCAATCAATATCGAGGTCCAAGGTATTGAAGACCAAGAAGTACGAGACGATGTGGTCACTGCACTCGAAAACTTGGTGAAAGGGAAAATGGGCAACATCGAGCCGACAACCAAAAAGCCGGAGTCCATCACCAACACAGAAATTGTCTTAACTATCTCTACCGTGACCAACAACTTTATTGTTCGCTCTCCAGTTGGAGAAGTCGCCATTGATAACAATCAGATACATGTATTAGGAGGCGTGACGTGGACACCTCCGACTTAGTTATTGAATACAGTGCCGGTGATTTTGAAGGCGCCTATCGTGGGCTATTACCCAAAGGCGAATATTGGCAAGACACCGCGAACGTAGAGCTTGCCAACACCATCAAAGGCATGGCCAAAGACTTCAAGCAAACCCATGACGAGATTGAACTGTCGCTGTTAACGGAGTTTGAAGAGCAACAATTTGGTTGGAAGATTTCAGACTATCAACGGCTCTTGATGACGATGGGGTCAAACGGTGTGGTATATGACGAGGTCGCAAGCCCAAACCTCATCAAAATAGACCTTTATAGCTACAACAATGACGCGGCCTTTAAAGCGCTAGAAGAAAAACGACTGCCTCACACCGAGTTTCATTGGATTTACCCATTAACCGGTCGTGTCACTGTTAATCAAAATACCGCAATGACGTTTACTCCAGAGTTTAGCCAAGAACTGTCGATTAACGCCAACGCGCAATATCTATACACCACTGCCATTACTTGGCTGCTAGAAATAGGAGGTGACTCGTGAACCAATTACAAGCGATCCCAACAACGCATGGTTTGAGCATATTAACCAGTTCGCTTAAATCCACCATAAAGCAATTTAAGCTACTGGGTAATATTGGACCTGAATCGGCTGATGTGTATGAGTTCTACAACTCTACTATTCATGCCAGTTATTACGATGAAAATGGCGTCCTCACATTTGAAATGCGTTTACCTACCGAAACCCATTTTGATGAGTACATGTATAAGGTTCACATCGTTGATAATGAGAGCGCCGTAGTCATTGAGTGTGAAACGCCGAAAGTCGCATTGCCAAAAGGTATTGGGGGGATGTTGACATTGAAATCAACCGTCACTGGTAGCCCTGGTGATCTTGTTTTCCAAAACAGTGACTTCTTGACTGAAACCGAATTTTTGGCACGTTTTGCCTCTAAGATGCAGGCCATGCCATACGACCCCTCTCGAACTTACTCAACAGGTGAGACCTGCTATACGAAAGATGCCCAGACGGGTGAGCTTTCTTACTGGCAATGGTACTCGAACGTTGAATCACTGGCAGATAAAGACCCATTAGATCTGAATAATCGTCAGCACGGCTGGAATGATAACTCCAAGCCGTTTTATTGGTCGCCATACAAAAAGTCTCGACCAGGCACACCTCTCTTTCCTTGGATGAGCATGACCTGCCCTGAAGGTACACTAAATATTATTGGTAATTCAGTTCCGGCAGCTGTGTTTTGGCGCTTGGCAGCGGCACTACCCGAATTTGTTGATTCTAAAACGGGGATGATGGATTTCCCTGATGTGGGGGGAGAATTTTTCCGAGTTTTAGATCAAGGACGTGGAATTGATGCTAGCCGTAACTTTGCTAGTTGGCAAAAAGGAACAGCCGTTGCAGTCAATGATACGTACGAAGGTCATATCTTTGGTATAGAAGCAAACTCACCTGGGAACATTGTAGGGATAAGAGAAGCGGCGGGCCTAGATGTTGGTATGTATTCTGATTACAGCAATATTCGAGCTTCATACATTCCGCGTTACCCTCATGGTTCAGCTGGTGATTTTATGAATAAATCAGGCTGGGGTGGTGGGGTTTCTAGACCTCGCAACATCGCCTTCCCTATTCTTATAGAGGTTTAACAATGAAATACTGGATGATTGACCCATTAACCAAAGAAGTCATCGGTGAGTATGATGCTCAGTCTAAGTGGAATATTCCACGCAATGCAATAACTACACAACCACTGCCTACAAAGCAAGGTTTTGCAGTGGTCGTTATTCACGATAAGTCTGGTATGGCTGTTGATTCTGAATACATCGAAGACCATCGCACTACGACAGTTTATGATAAAACTGATTGTACTAAGTCAGAATCAGTTTCTGAACTCGGCTCAATCAAAGATAACTTCACACCCAAAAAGCCAGTGACTCAATTTGACGAGTGGATTGACGACGCTTGGGTAACCAACAAGAGCAATCAACACATTGCTGAATATAACCAAATCGATAACGTTCGCCGTAGTCAATACGTTCAAGTATGCGACCCATTGTTTGCTGAAGCCAACATCAAACGCCTACAGGGTTTTGAAGGTGACGCACGAGCAATAGAGGCTCAAGCCTTAGCTGCTCGTGACAAAATCCAAACAGAAAACCCTTGGCCAACACCGCCTACCAACTAATCCCAACTCTATTTAAACCCAGCCATTGCGCTGGGTTTTCTACATTTTCCATCTAGAATTCGCCCCAATATCCGCCACTTAACCACCACGGTAAACTAAGCCTAGTTCATTACATTAGGTCGCCAGTATGGAAACGTTAGCCACAACACTGATTAAGAAACATGAAGGTCTTCGGCTTAAGCCGTATCGATGCAGCATAGGAAAACTCACCATCGGTTATGGCCGCAACCTTAGTGATAACGGCATTACCCTAGAAGAAGCAGAACAGCTACTTCAACACAATATTAACGAAGTGATGCAACAGGCTCAAACCCTACCTTTCTTCAGTGCATTGAATGAAGTTCGCCAGGCTGTGATTGTCGACATGATCTTCAATATGGGCTTACCACGTTTTCAGAAATTCAAAAAGACCATTGCTCTCATTGAACAGCAAGCTTGGCAGGCGGCCGCAAATGAAATGTTAAACAGTCGCTGGGCAAGACAGGTGGGTATCCGCTCTAAAACACTCAGTGACATGATGCGTTATGGAACTGAACCAATACAAAAGTAAGGAATGGTTATGAACTTTATTACCGGAATTTTAGGTAAAACTCTATGGGAAGTGCTGAAAGGCTTGATCTTACAAGTCGCATGGAAAGTGATTCTAGAGCGCTTCGCCTCTCGTCTTGTAATTTGGGGCCTAGAGAAGCTTAAAACACTCACAGCGAACGATGTCACACAAGAAACAGTGAATGACATTATCCATTCACTGAAAGGTAAAAAACTCAAAGAGGTCGAACAATGGGAATGACAATAGATCCGAACTGGCTTAACGCAGTGATAGCGTTTTGTACCTTTGTCACCCTTATCCTTAGCTTATTGATTGGTTATCTGTTTCGGCTATCGAAAGAGCTTGGTGAGCACAAGACTCACGTAGCGGAAACCTACGCCACCAAAGATGATGTCAAAGAGCTAGGCGACAGAATAGAACGCAGCATGGTGAAAGAGTTCGACCGCCTACACACCTTACTCCAAGGAAAAGACGTCGCATAAAAATACCGCCTCATATGGGCGGTAATTAGTACAAAGACGTAACAACGAACTCTATTAAAAAGCCCCATATTGACTTAGTTCATCTCGAACCTGATCAGACAACATCGACTTGTTAGTGTGTATCGCTTTTATGATGTCGGAAACTGTCACGCCTTCAGGATAATTTTGTATCTCGATACCAACAATTTGAGGAATAACATTTGTTTCGTGTGAATATATATTTGCTTTTACCGTAGCCATTGTTTGTAAAGCATTTTGAATCGTAGAAGTACTTAGTTCTGAAGGAATTGGCAGTGTATCTGAAATTGCTTTGCTTTCGATTCCCATTGTTTGAAATGCCATAGAGCCTGAAATCTTTTTAGATTGTGCTGAAGCTCCTATATTGATTATATCGGCAATATTAATTCCTGATTCATTAGCAGTAAAAGAAGCTTCTGCCCGAAGCCCTACCCCTACAGCAACTCCAATTATCACAAAGTCATACTCACCATTTACGTTTTTTTCAACAGGTAATTTTATAGAACTAGAGTGATATTTTATGTAATCGATGGTGGAATGATAGTAACTATTTTTTGATGTCACTCCAGATGATAGGTAATTAACGCTCCCATTTTCATCTATCTCTTTGATTGAAATCCTTGCTGCATTGTTGATTAAGAATTCGAGATCTTGATCAATTCTCTTTTCAGATTTTCGTCTCTGTATTTCTGCAGATGTAAGGGAGAACTCCCCTATAGTGCCGTTAGGTAATGAAATCGGATTAATAGCAATATACCCAGCATACGGTGCTGATTCAGTATCGCGTTCTTGATGTGTAATGCCAGAACATCCTCCAAGAAAGATTGCGCTTGCCACAATTAAGCTTTTCAATGTCATATCGTGTATTCCTATAATTACTATCAATTTCTGGCAGCAATTTAACGCTGCATATCAATACATTCAAGGTGTGAATCAATAACACACCATAAGATGTGCAGTGTGTTGCATTTTATTTGATAGATCAGGAAATTAGTCTGGTTTCACATATGTATTTTCGGTTATCACCTCACTCCCCACAAAATCATTCAATTCTTGCATCATATCAATCAGTGGCAGCAGTTCGTTCTTGTGGAATAGCCAATCGACCTTGTTCAAATCGAGTGACGTAATACTCTCGCGTCGAATGCTCATCAACTCGATTGGCACACGGTGAACCGAAAGCACCTCGTTCATGGTTTGGTTCTTTACTTCTTTGTATGAGTCTTTGGCTTCCACCTGACCAATTGGCTTGAGCTCTGGGGCTTTGGTGTCTTTACCTTTGGCATTCACAAATAAGTTTTTAAATGCCATACCTTCTTGAGCTTGTAGCTGCTTCTTGATGGCCTTTTCTTGCTTTTCTGTCATGGTTGGCTCATTCATATACAGCAAGTAACCGGCATGGTTACCGTTACGGTAGTACTGACGACGAAACAACGTGGCATCATCGTTCAGCCAAATAGAGGTCAAAGAGCTAATGTGGCTCGGTAAGCCATACAGCTCTTGAGCAACGTCATAATCTCCTAAATAGAACACTTGGTTATGTTTGTAGTCGATACGCCCATCATCATCGTAAGCTCTTGGCTTATACGACCAACCTAAGTCTTCACGCCTACGCATGTAAAGTGTCGGTAAGTGCTTAAGCTTAACGACTTCGCCTAAACCTCTATAATCACGAATCACCTGCAGGTGAGCACCACCAAAAGTGAGGTAGTCTTGAATAAAGCGCTTTGCATCTTGGCGTGAGAGTAATCCACTCAGCGCAATGGCATGCATTAACGTATTGCGCTTAAACTCAATCGCACTCGAATGCATCGGGTTCGTGCGAAGTGCCTTGGCTAATGTATCGAGTGCAACCGGCGGTTCGTATAAACCATCAACCAACGCCACTTCTAAATAGCTGAGAATGTCGCTGTTCATCACGCTCACGGGGTTAGAAAATTCAATCTCTATCACTTGGCCTCTCCAATAATTAGGCTAGAAGAACTCGACACTGGTGTTGGTGTCATTGTTTATATCAATCGGCTCCCAACGCATCACATGCATCGAAGCCCAGGCTAAATCCGCATGAGAGCCAATTTTGCTGCGGTTGGAAACAAAGGTAATTTGGTTACTCACCTTGGTGGTTTGCTGGCGAATCATTAAGAACGAGTGAACGAGATCATCCCATTCCGCTTCAAACTGTAAGCGGCCACTGTTAATGATTTCTCTCGACTTGTAGGCCATCAGTCGTTTCACTTCAGGTGAGTAATCCAGCTCGACCAGAGCTGGGTAAAACTTACGAACCAGCTCAGCGGTAGCCGAGCCTACGCCACTGGTATCCATGGCCATGTACACCACATTGTATTTCTCAGTAATGCCGCGAATGGTGTCGGCTTGTTGCTCATAGCTGGAGCCTTTAAGGCGAACCCGCTCAATAAATCGGAACACGCCGCCTTTACGTCTAGGCTTTAACGCCACCACTAAGCCTGCATCATCCGAGCTCTCACCCGTACCGCCACCTCTTGGGTCATAGCCGACTAAAACTTCTGCGTTACCCACGGGTCTTGCTTTCTCGTGGTCGACATCTTTCCAAAGTGAACTGTCTGCCTTACACGCCAGTAGTGCTTTCAGTGAGAAGAATGAAGCGCTGTCGTCCAAAAACTTACAACGCAATAGATTGTCGAAAATCTCTTTAACCGGATATTTACGCTTGAGCTTATCCATGTTGAAGAAGGTCGCGCCTTTCTTAATCGCATCATCCACCGTGATCATTTGACGGAAGATAAAATCAACACCCAAAGCACCGGCTTTTCGCGCCTTGTGGCTAATATCAATGCCGTGCTCTTTCTTGCCTTGCCATTTCGGGTAGGCTTCATGGGCCATGGTAGAAGGTGTCGAAATGTAAGTGGTGCGGAACTGCGATTGCATCGACATACCGCCCGCGTAATTATCTAAATCCGCAAAGCCTGGGATCCAGAACACCTCGTCCCAATACATGTGGCCGTTAAAACCTTGAGAGGTCGCTACGTTGGTGGACATAAAGCCAAGGTTCGCGCCGTTGCTGAGCTCGATGTCGTCCTTACCTTTTAAGTCAACTTCACCAATCTCTAGTGCAAACTTACGAATGTAGTTTTTGAAGATATAGGACTGCTTTTTCGACGCAGAGATAAACACCTGGTTGTCGCCAGTCAGCACCGCATCTTCAAACGCTTCAAAGGCAAAATAGAACGTAAGACCAATTTGACGCGACTTAAGATAAAAGCGCACTTCATTGATTTCATCGTTTTGCTTATGGCCGTGAATGTCCTTTTGGTATTCGAAGAAGGTTTTCTCGCGATATTCGTCCAACATCTCTTTGGTTATGTGGGACACATCGTTCTTCGTCTTATTTGGCTTACGACCACGCTTTTGCTCGCCATCGTTTCGGCCAGCTGGTCGGTTGCGCCTTTGCTCTGCTTCATCACGTTTGAATTGCTGTTCGAGCAACATCTTGAGCTCACGCTCTTGGCTCTCAAGCTTTTGATCAACCCACATCAAGTAAGCAATGCGCTGTCTCATCATTAATTCGACGGGCGCGTCATCCCTCAGCGTTTTCCAATCAAACTGAGTTATCCATTTTTGAACCGTGCGTGTGGCTACGCTAACCGTTTCTGCAATTTCAGCAGGCTTACGTTGGCGTAAAAACAGTCCCAAAGCTTTCGTTTGGTCGGCGGTATAGAGCGGTTCGCTAACAACATTATTTTCCATGTTTGCATAGTGCTACAGCGCCTGTGATTACTCAGCTTAAACGATTTCTATATCAAGCGTTTAGAACTAGGACAAATACAAAAAGGCGGAGGCATTGGGTAAATTGGAATCATCGAATTTAGGAGAGTTTAGGCATGTTCCAATCAGAGCTAATTTGTATTTTACAGGCAGGAGCAACCATTGATGGTCGAGTCATTGAGCAAAAAATCATTGATGAGATTGCAGAAACTTATAGCCCAGACGTTTATACAGCTCGAATTAATGCAGACCACTACCCGTGGAGCAATAAGTACGGCTCTGTCCTCTCTGTCGAAAAGAAAGAAGACAAGCTATTCGCCGTACTGAAACCAAACTCAATGCTTTTACGTATGGCTGAGCAAGGACAGCTTTTACATACCTCATGTGAGTTCTATGAAAAGTTTGCAGATACAGGGAAAGCTTACCTGACCGGATTGGCCCTGACTGATGAGCCAGCATCGTTAGGTACGACGCAGATTCAATTGTCGGCTAACAGTAAAGATAAAGCGTGCGTTCCAACGAGCTTTCAAATTACCCCAGAACAACTCTCGAAAGACACCGAGGAAGAAGCCTCGATGTTCCATACATTTAAACGCTGGCTTAAGGGCGAAAGTGAACTTGAGCAGCTCTCACAACAACAGGAAGAAGACGACATGAGTAAAGAACTTGAAGAGCTACTCAAGCAGAGCATTGAGCAAGGCAAAGAAAATCAGCAACAACTCAGCCAGTTAAATGAGCAAGTTGAAAAGCTAAACACTAATGGTAAGCCGCCGGAGCAACCTGCTGAAGCTGAAGACAGTACGGATGTCACCGAACTAAAAGACCAGGTAGAGACACTGTCTTCACAGATAGAAAACCTAACCGGTCAAATTGAAAAATTCAGCAAATTGACCGATGAAGAGCAGCGCAAGTTAGCCGGTGAAGGTAATGACGAAGAGCGCTACTTATAGGCTTCGACACGCCCTCAACCCATAACGAATTGAATTAGGTAAGAACATGCAAAAGCAGACCAAAATAAAACTCAGCGCCTACGTGAAAGCCGTGGCAGCGCAAAACGATGTAGATGATGCAACCGAGAAGTTTAACGTGAGCCCGAATGGTACTCGGCGCATTATCGCGGCTATCCGTGAAAGCAACTGGTTCCTTAACAAAATCAACATCATCTCAGTGAAAAATCAAAAAGGTGAATCCATTGGTCTTGGCGCTACGGGCATGATTGCCAGTCGTACCGATACATCGGGCTCGGGCAAACGCACACCGAAAGATCACTCAAGCATGGGGGCGATGCCTTACATGTGTGAGCAAACAAACTTTGATACCGCGCTTCGTTACGCAAAACTGGACGCGTGGGCGCACCATAAAAACTTCAACGCCTTGATAAGTAAAGCAACCCGAGAGCAGATTGACGCCAATAAGATCACCATTGGTTGGTATGGCGTAAGTGTCGCTAAAAATACCGATGCTAGCGCTAATCCGAACGGTGAAGATGTGAATAAAGGTTGGTTCCAAGCCATGCGTGATCATAACGAAGATCGCTTAATCACCACGGGACAAAAAGCGGATGGTGAAATTCGTATCGGTGAAGGTGGTGACTTCATCAACCTAGACCTAGCCGTGCTTGAAACGAAAAACCTACTGCATGATGCCTGTGAAAATGACTCAAACCTTGTGGCCATCATCGGCTCTGACTTGCTTGCTTATGACAAAGCTAAGTTCTACGAAGCACACGGTAATACGCCAAGCGAAAAAGGCAAAATTCAAGAACTGCAAGTCATCGGTACTTATGGCGGTCTGCCTGCAGTGAAAGTACCAGGCTTCCCTTCAACGGGCATCATGGTGACCAGTTACGACAACCTATCCATCTACATTCAAGAAGGTTCAGTTCGCCGCTCTACAGGTAAGAAGAACGACGAAAAAGACCAAATTGAAAACTTTGAGTCGATGAACATGGCTTACGTGATCGAAGAGATTGGCAAAGCTGCAGCCATTGAATTCAAAAACGTGAAGCTTTGGATTAACGAGGCTTGGCATTAAGCCAACCATTACAAACTAACACCCCCTCAATGCAGGCTCTATTGCTGTTTCAGGTGCGCTTTGGTGCTAACTGTTATTCGCGATTGTCGGCCTGCATTCCCTAACACTGTAAGGATACATAATGGAATTTGTCGGTGATAAAAACGAGCGCTATGAATCTGAGTTGCCAGCCTCGGACAAATATCCAGCCCTGAAAATTTCAGAGTTTCAGTCTCTGTTCCATTTCCAAAGCAATGAAACAGAGGCAGGCATTCTGCATCACGCTACGGTGTCACGCATCAAAGTGCATTCTGAACTTAAAGACACCTTAACCCCCTTTGCTAGTTTGACGGAGTTATCTCAAGAACGCTTTGGTGATGATGACTCGGCCGAAACCCTTTACAAGCAAGCTGTATTCGCACTGACCGCCGCTCAACTAATCAGTGTGCAAATGAGTGGTGACGCCACCGCTGAAGCGGCAGACAGACAAGAAGCGCTCACCCGTAAGAAAGAAGAGTGTGAAGTGCAGTACCGCCAAGCCATAGACATGTTGATTCACGCAGAAGAAACCTACTGCTTTGAGAGGGTGTAATGAAAGCGCTGCAAAGCTTAACAGACCTATTCAAAAGCCATGTAACCGATGCGGCCAAAATGGATGTGTGGGCGGAGGATGGCGCCTTATTTTGTGGTCAGGGTTCAGATGTCGATGGATTTGAAATTGAGTATACCGCCATCATTTTCTTGCAAAGCGCCAAGTTAGAGCCGCAAGTGTTGTTTATGCAATTAGTCAGCTGGCTCAATAAATTTGACCCAGAGCGAGCCGAAAAAGGCTTGCCTATGCCGACGTTCGCGCTAGAGCCTCTCGATAAAGGTGCGTTTGATCTCAAGCTGAAAATTGATATTCGTGAAGAGTTCAACCTTCAAGAAAACGAACAAGGCAATTGGAAGCAAGGTGATACCCGTTATGAATGTGTCAGTGGCTTTGAAGCGCGAGCCGATGAAGACCAGCTCGGTGAATTGGTCTACTTTGTCGGCCACTTAGATGATTTGCCATGAGTGAGTTAACCCTCGCGACGCCTGAGCAATTGACTCAGGCTGTGGAAAGTTTAGTGCTGACGGCCAGTGATAAGTTTGAGCTGAATAAACGCATGGCCAACCACGCAAGGCAGTTCTTTCGTCAGCAAATTCGTGCTCAGCGAGATATAGACAACAACCCGTACCAAAGCCGAACACGGCGAAAAACAACCCAACTATGGGATGGCACTCAAGCGCAGAACACCGTGAACAATAAAAACATGTTGCTGGGTTTTGGTAAGGCGTTAAGAACTCACGTTACAGAAGAGAGCTTTGAGGTTGGCCTAAAAGGCGTCGCAGGTCGCATTGGCCAAGAGCACAACCAAGGCGATCAAGTGTCATTTACGACTCGCGTTAATGGTCACTACAACAGTAAAACAGGTCAATGGACAGGTGGCGTAAAAACCAAGCGCAATTACCAAATGCCCAAACGAACCTTCATTGGTTGGACACCTGCTCTAGAGCGAGAGTTACTCGCCATGGCAGCGGAACACTTTGCACTAGAGGATGCAGCGTAATGGATAAACAAGAAGTAGAGAAAACGGCGCTACCCACTTTCAAGATTAAGCCAGCGAAAACAAACTTAATCGTGAAAGACCCAACAACCCGAGAGCCACTGAAAGCGGCAGGTGAAGATAAACCTCGTAACGCTTACTGGCTACGTAGACTCGCTGAAAAAAGTATCGTGGTCATCGATAAAACAGCCAAGCCCACAGCCAAAAAGGAAACTAAATAATGAGTATTGGTTTTGCTGAAGTACCCAGCACCGCTCGCGTTCCCGGTGTTTACATTGAAATTGATAATAGCCTGGCAAACAGCGCAGAAGACTTGCAAGCTATTTTGGCGATCGGTAATGCGGTCAGTGACGCAACGGTCGCGCCAAACAAAGTCACGCTTTGTATGGATGAGACGATTGCGGCAGCTTCGTTTGGTGCCAATAGCGACATAGTGGAAATGATCACCTATTTCCGTAAGCAAGATAAAACCATGCCTATCTTTGCGGTCAGTGTTGAAGATAGTGACACCGCAAGCGCCTTAGCCGCGTTGGGTGACGTTCAATATCACCACATCATGTGCTCATTGAATGACAGTACCACCATTCGAGAGTTAGGGACTTTTCTTGAAGAGCGATATGGAGCCTTAGAGCAAGTACCAGGCATCGCGTATCTACCAAAGAAAGGCACACACGCAGAGCTCATCACCTTTGCACCAACAAGCAACTGCGCGTTAATCAACTTTCTGCCCATCAATAACTTGGGTGACTCTGCAGAAGCGCCACTGTCAGACGCGGCAGCGATTGGCGCATGGGTTGGTCAAATCGCCCCATCATTGGCGATTGACCCTTGCAGGCCACTGCAAACGCTCAAGTTAAACGGTGTTTACTCACTGGCAGAACAAGAGTGGGACTGGGCTGAACGTAACCTCTTTTTGTATGAAGGGTTAAGTACCTACACGGTGAACTCAGCGAATGAAGTGTTAGTCGAGCGCGCCGTTACCGCTTACACCGAAAACGCAGCTGGCGTAACGGACAACAGTTACCTCGATGTTATGACGCCGGCAACCGCCATGTATTTTCGTCAGAAGCAGCGCTCGTTGATCTTAAGTGTCTACCCTCGCCATAAAGTCGCGAAAGACGGAACCAAGTTCGCCAAAGGTCAGCCTATTGTGACGCCGACCATGTTCAAAGCCAAGCTGTTGACCTTGTATCGAGATTTGGAATACCAAGGCATCGTGCAAGATTTCGATGGCTACAAAAAGTCGCTTATTGTCGAGCTCGATGAAACCAACAAGCAGCGCGTCAACTACCAAGATTCACCGCAGTTCGTGAACGGTTTGATCATCGTTGCAGGCAAAATTCAATTTAGGAAGTAAGTCATGGGAACAAAAATCACTAGCCGTGCTGTCCTTAATGCGGGCTCATTGGGGCGCCTTCCCATCAAGGAAGGGGCGGAATATGGCCTTGGCAACATGAAGCGCGAAACCATAATGGGTGACGATGGCCCTTTGGGTTTCTCTGAACAATTCTCGGATGCGCCTTTCATCAAATGCACCATCATTCACGCTCAAGACACCGATGAAAAAGCCATTGCTGATTTTGTGGGTGAAGACATCACTTTAGAAACAAATACAAACCGCGCTTACACCTTGAAAGGCGCATGGACAGTCGACCCGCTTACGGTTGCGATAAAAGATGGTCAGCTTGAAGTGCTCTTCAACGGTGACGAACTCATCCCGCAGTAAGGAGAAAGACCATGTTATCCATACTGATGAAACGAGAGGCTCATAAGGCAAAGCCAGAACCGGTTGAAACCTTTGAAGCTATCGACAGTGTTAACGCTATGAACGAGTCAGCAGTAAGCCAAGCCCTTCGCGCCGCCTTTGCTGACAAGCCCTGGGAAGAAACGCAACTCGTGTTTAAGCAAGACCAAAGCTACTTGCGCACCTTGTCGGGTTCGAAAGAGAAAGATCCGTACAAGCAAGAGCTCATTAACAAGTACCGACCATTGGTTGAAAAGCTACTGGACACTCACAAAGGCGACTACGGCAACCTCGACGTAATGTGGTGCTTTTATATGTGGCACTTTGACCTTGGCCAGTTTGAAGAAATTCACGATGACTTTAGAGCGGCCATCGATGGCGGATTAGAAACACCGGCTAATTTCAAAGTGAATGGTCAAACGGGGTTTTGTGATTACGTCTTTAAGTACACACACAAAGCGCACACTGAAAAGAAAGCGTACAAGCGCGAATACCTGCTTAAAGCCGTAAATGATTTACTGGCTGGTGAGCTTGCTACCAACGCCCCACTTAAAGTGAAAATGTTCCGCCTAGTCGGTGACTGGCACTTTGAAGCTGACGACAAAGAAAAGGCGCACAACCTGTTTGAGCTAGTGATGAAGCTAGATCCAAACAAAGGCGGTGTGAAGAAAAAGCTAGAAGCATTACAAAAGGAGCTTGGTTATGACCAACCCCATTAAAGACGAGTCACAAGTCAAGGTCGCGGAGTTGGCCTCGCCTATTGAAAAAGATGGTAAATCGCTTACGCATATTGATATCAGCAAGCCACACTCTGGGCATTTGCGTGGATTAAGCTTGATAGATGTGTGCGGAATGAAGTTTGAGGCAGGACAAACCCTATTACCTCGAATCTCTTGCTTGAACGAGCGTGACATTATCAATATGCCTCCAGAGAACTGGGCGCCTTTGCTCACGACGCTTGCCTCTTTTTTCGTTGCGACGGAATAGTAATAGATCGAGTTGAAGACTATTACGCAGATATCGCCCTTGTGTTCCATTGGCCCCCAAGCGAAATAGACAAACTCAGCTACGACGATCTATTACTGTTTCGAGAGCTTGCCCGAGAGAGGCACGAACAAAGACCACAAGAGAGCGAATGAGCTCTCTTTTTTTGTATCAACAAAAGGCTATCCATAATGAAAATGAAACTGTCTGTTCTCATGGATATGAAAGACAAGACTTCAGCCGTTCTCAAAGGGATGAGTGGCGAAAGCGATTATTACGCCAAATCCATCAAAAAGGTACAGAAGACACAGGCTGATGATTCTGCCGCAATGGGGATGATTGACTCTTTAAAAACGTCACGAAAAGCGATGGACAAGAACGCCATTGCGGTTGCTGCGGTCAGCGAAAAGCTTGAGGAGTTAAAAGTAAAAGCAGCAGGCGTTGAATCCCCAAGTGCGGCTCTAACGGAGAAAATTACAAAGCAGCAAGCTAAGCTGAGCAAACTGAACACTGAGCAAGAAGGGTATAAATCCCATTTAGAAAAGCTCGATACCCAGTTAAAAAAGACAGGCGTGAATACGGCTAATCTCGATGATGAATACGACCGATTGAATCGAAGTTATAAGAAACACGGTAAGGAAATAGGAAGGCTCAGTAAACGTTATACCACCTTACAAAGAGTCATTAGCCCGATTCAAAAGCTGAACCGTGCAATCAAATTTCCCAAGGTCGGCGCTGCAGCTGCAGGAAAAGGCGCGGCGCTTTTAAGTGGTTTGAGCTTTGCAGGGTTAGTGACACAAGTGAATGGCGCTGCAGGTGAAATGGATAACCTAGCAAAGACATCAGCCAACCTAAAATTACCTATTGAAGAACTCCAAGCCATGCAATCCCAAGCTAAACATGCAGGGGTAAGCTCTGATGCACTGTCTAACTCTATGCTTCGCTTCACCAAGCGACTTGGCGTGCTGCAGCAAACGGGTTCAGGTGCGTTAGGCTCGTATCTTAAAAAGAGTAAGAACGCGCTGCATAGAGACTTACAGGGCGCGCAAGACACTAAGCAGGCGTATGAAATGCTCCTTGAAGAGTTTTCTCAGCTTGAAACGCCGCAAGAACAAATGGCCTTTGCCGATGCAGCCTTTGGCCAAGACGGTCGCAAAATGCTGATCATGTTGCGTGAAGGCACTGAAGGGTTAACGGCGGCGAGAAAAGAACTCAATGCATTGGGTGGCGGTGCGACTGCAGAAGATGCGGCGAAAGCGGAAGCCTACAATGATGCTCTGCAAAAAATCGAAGAAAGCGTTCGCTCTATGAAGTTTGCAGCACTTGCACCCATCATGGAAAAAGCGACCAAAGCATTCACCCAGTTTTCTGAGAAGTTTAAGAATGCAGCTTGGCGAACCGGTTTTATCGAAAAGCTTATCCAAACCGTAGATGGTCTTTATCAAGGTTTTGAACTGCTAGGTAAAGGGCTTATTTGGTTAGCGCAAAACTTCAAAGGGGTTCTGGCGACGGTCGCCATTCTCAAAGTGGCGTTGATTGCTTTGAATGCAGCGGTTTTGGCAAACCCAATCGGGCTTATAGTGGCCGCTGTTGCCGCTGCAGTAATCGCCCTCACTTATTTAATCGATAAGTTCATTGGCTTAGACAAAGTGATTAAATGGATTGGTGACAGCATTGGTTGGTTGTGGGATAAATTCAAAGCGCTAATCAACAAACTTCCAGATGCACTCATCCCCGATGGTTGGAAAATTCAAACTGATGAAGCTAGCCAAGAAGTCGATAACTTAGCCGCTAAGCTCAATCGTATTGAAGATAAGAGCGCGACGCTTGGCATTACGACCAATGAAACCCAAAATCGAACGGAACGAACCCAAACGGAGCAAGGTTACCATGCTTATCAAACTGGAGGAGTTCAGCCTCTTAAGCAAAGCACAGCTTATAGTCCTCTAGGTAACCAAACCGTGAAAAGTAAATCTGAAGTGTCATTAACCATCAAGTCAGATAAGCCAGTCGCTATTGATAAAGCGAAGGCAGAACAAGGCACAGATTTGAACTTAGATGTGGGGAATATGGCGGCAAGCTTTTAATTAAATGGAAGCCCTATCAATGCATTAGGACTTCCTTATTTAAATCAATAGTACCTAAGCTTTTTGATGTCGACTACACCTACGTAATTTCCCAAATATTCGCCAAACACTCGGATCTTAGCTTGCTCATCTAGAGCGACCTGAAAGCGATTAGATCCTATAGGTACAATGTCACACTCCGTATCCTGCACCATTAAATTCATTTCTCGTATTAGATCTGGAATAATTTTTTCATCAAAGCTAAATTCGTAAACTACTTTCGCCTTTCGAGCTGGGGCAATTTTGTCATAATCGCTACTAATTCTACGTTGACTCGCAGTTATCAATGATTCCATCTTATCTATTCGATCTATGAGGTACTTTCCAAGTTGCCCATCCACCGTTTCATTCGAAGCGACTTCTTTCATTACTTTATGCGTCATTGCTCTATATACAGGGTTATCAGGCTCCTCATCTTTCACGGCTAATCGAGCCATTGACAACAAAGTCTCACGAAGCTTCATTACTCCAGCCATGTCGTCTTTGTAAAAGATGGTTCTTTCATCTGAAATATCAAATGGAAGTCTGGTTCCATCCACTGCGAGTGAAATAACTGGTTTTCTTGCTGCATGGCGTAAACCCAATTCGTACATCACATTAGGGTTCAATTCTGACAAATTGGCGATAACAAGCTCCGCATTTATCACGTGCTCAATGACCTGAGTAGTGATTGACCCTGACTTATCTACCCTGTGTGCAACGACTACTTCTAGTCCTAATTCCTTACATACAGGTTCAAGTACCGCGTCAATTAATCCATCTGCAGCACGTCGAGTTTCGGAACTTTCCGCCCCTATTGGAGTAACAATAAAGCACTTTTTGACTTGTTCTTCTTTCTTAGGTTCAGCCTTTGCCATCGCAATAATTCCATAATCGTTTTCCTATGTTTCATATGGGGTTAACAAAAACTTATTCAAGAGCTTATACGCTATAAAACTAGATTAAGTGCTATAAAGTGAGATGCACCCCATTGACACCCAGCCCCTAACAACCTTACCCTACATATGCACTGGCAAAATCCAGTGTCGGGCGTAGGAACTCGTTTAGACATAAGGCGCATAGACGCCAGCTTTTTGCTGGTTTTTTTATGTGTGGCTTCGGCACACTTGCACATAGTCGTTTCGTATAGAAACCGTACTATCTGAATTATGGTGGGCTGGGCAAGGCAGCTTCGGCTGGCCGTATCCTTGTGTCGCGGTATTCCTACCCTTGTTCAGTTCACCACCCGAAGCGTAGGAACTCCGTGTGGTGATTAAAATCATGACACAAGGAGGCTATCATGCCGACATCTTCCCTCTCTTTCCAAAATACTCATTTCGAGATTATTGAACAAAGCAATCAACTTTGGCTAACTGCCACAGATATAGCTAAAGCTCTTGGCTACCGAAAGCGAGATGCTGTAACTCAGATTTTCGAACGAAATTCTGATGAGTTCACAGGTCAAATGACTGAGACACTCAGAATGAGTGCCTCAGGTAATTACCAAAAAACAGTGCGTATATTTTCCCTTCGTGGGGCGCACTTAATTGCGATGTTCAGCCGAACCTCTGCTGCCAAAGAATTCCGTAAATGGGTATTGGACGTATTAGACCGAGAAATACAAAAGCCACAAAACAATCAAAACCCCACCCTACTCAACAATGCCAAAAGAGCATGCGAACGCGTAAGCCAGCGCGAGAACCAAAGCTATAATGAATTACTATCACTCAAAGAAACCTTTGCTCAGATCGAACACTCTTCTCGTATTGCCCAAAACCAAATCAACGACCTAATAACCAGCCATCACTCTAAGCGCGACCATATCGCCCATATCTATTTAGCGCACCAGGTAATGGTTGTGTAA